GTTTGCTATAGCACCGATTGTAGCATATGAGTGGGATGGTGATTTAGAATCAATCTATGAGTATATTAAGACGTTAGAATATGATCAGGAAGTTAAAGGTAATTGTAAGTCTGTAGATAGATGGATATGTAAACAACCTGAATTAAGAGAACTTGTAAGTTGGTTTGATGAATGTATTACTGATTACACATTGAATGTATGTGATAGTAAGCAGAAGATTGATATAATGAACTCTTGGGTGAATGTGTATAAGACTGGTCAAGATTTACCAGCACATTTTCATAGTAATAGTTTTTTATCTGGTACGTTTTACATCGCATCTGATTTTGAAGGTGGTTCTCCTTTACGTATTCATAGTCAATTAAAGAATTTTATATACTCTTTTGAAGATCAAATTACTCAAACAAGACAAGATTTTAATCCATACTTAGATAGTACAAGAGATCTAGCATCTATACCTAATAATCTATTATTGTTTAGTAGTCAATTAGTACATAGTGTACCAGCAAATCAATCAGAAAGTAATCGAGTTAGTTTATCTTTTAATACATTTCCAAGTACACCTTTTGGTGGAGATTTAATATTGAATAAGATTACTGGGTAATAACCGAATATCATTGACGTTATAAGTAAGTTGATGTATAATAACATTGTAATTACATAACGTTATGGGAAAAGGATTTACAGTTAAAGCGAAATCTCCCGTTGTCAAAAAAGAACCAGAGTGGGACTATGATAAGGCACGAGAGATGGTCAAAGGGAAAACAGTAGTATTCTGTTTACCTGGTAGAGGAGTCTCATATGCCTTTTTGAAGAGCTTTGTTCAGATATGCTTTGATCTGGTACAAAGTGGAGCAAGTATCCAAATCTCTCAGGATTACTCATCAATGGTCAACTTTGCTCGATGCAAGTGCTTAGGTGCTAATGTATTGCGTGGACCTGATCAGAAACCTTGGGACGGACAATTAAATTATGATTACCAACTCTGGATTGATAGTGATATTGTATTCAACACTGAGAAGTTCTGGCAAGTTCTTTTGATGGATCAAGACATTGCTAGTGGTTGGTATTGCACTGAGGATGGTAGAACAACTTCAGTTGCTCATTGGATGGAAGAAGATGATTTTAGATCTAATGGTGGTGTTATGAACCACGAAACCCTCGAAAGCATCTCGAAAAGAAAGAAACCATTTACCGTAGATTATACTGGTTTTGGATGGACTCTGATTAAGAAGGGTGTATTTGAACACGATGAAATGAAGTATCCTTGGTTCGCTCCAAAGATGCAAGTCTTTGAATCTGGTGAAGTACAAGATATGTGTGGAGAAGATGTTTCCTTCTGCCTAGATGCAAAAGAAGCAGGCTTTGAGATATGGTGCGATCCTCGTGTTCGTGTTGGGCATGAAAAACAAAGAGTTATATAGCATCTATGAGGGTGATAGACTTCTCTTTGAGAATCTCACCCAAGATGAATACTTTAGTGCTATGGAGGACCTTGCATATGAATTTTATGACAATGGTTCTCATAATCCACAAAATATAAGAACTGAAATTAAGCAAATTTAATTATGGCAAAGTTTAAACAAAGTCTAACTGGAGTTACATTTGTAGAGGCAGTACCGAAAAAGTCTCGACAAGGCAACGGCAAACATACAAAATACTCCGCTTCGTCTCGAAATAAAGCACCTAAACGGTATAGAGGGCAAGGAAAATAAACCAAAAGTGGCTCGGATCAATTGATTCGGGTCTTTTTTTGTCTAACCTCTATAAATAAGTGAAGATAATACTAAATATACCATTTAGATGGCAGTCAAACGTACATCACAAGCATTTAAAGATATAAGTTTTTCCTTTAAACCACATCCTGTGACGAAGGATTTGCTTACTTTAACTAATGAACGTGCCATTATAAGGTCTGTTAGAAATTTAGTTGAAACTATTCCAACTGAAAGGTTTTTTAATTCATCAATCGGTACTGATATTCGTGCAAGTTTATTTGAAAACTTTTATCCAACACTTATGACTGTGATAAAAGATCAAATTATAGAAACAGTTACACGATTTGAACCTAGAGTGAATAATTTAAATGTTCAATTAAATCCAACCCCTGATGCAAATGCATTTGAAGTTACTTTATTATTTGATATTATTGGATTAGAAAGACCAACTCAAGAATTTTCCTTCCTTTTAGAACCAACAAGATAGTAATATGCCTTTTACTCAATTTACAAGTTTAGATTTTGATCAGATTAAAGCTCAAATAAGAGATTATCTTCGTTCAAACAGCAATTTTACTGATTTTGACTTTGAAGGTTCTAACTTTTCAATACTGATTGATACTTTAGCATATAATACCTATATTAATGCTTTCAATGCCAACCTAGTTGCGAACGAATCTTTCCTTGATTCTGCTTCAATTCGGGAAAATGTGGTTTCATTGGCAAGAAATATTGGTTATGTACCACGTTCTAAGAGTGCTGCAACTGCATCAGTGCATTTTACAGTAAATACTGACTCACAAAAGCAATTATTACACTTAAAACCAGGTTTAGTTTGTGTTGGTGGTGGATCTAATAGCAATTTTAGGTTCTCAAGAACACAATCTATGTCTGTTCCTATTGTAAATGGGGTTGCAACCTTCGGTTCTGCAGAATCACCTATCGAAGTTTTACAAGGATCTGTACTTAGTACGCAATTTATAGCAGATAATACTACAGATCAACGATTTATACTTGGAAATCCCAATGTTGATGCCTCTACTATCAAAGTTTTTGTAAAAGGAGTAGGTGATACAGGTCTTGGAAGGGAATTTTCCATGATTGACAACATTCTGAAGATTAATAAAGACTCAGAAATCTTCTTTGTACAGGAAGTTCAGGATGAAAAGTATGAAATTATGTTTGGTGATGGTTATTTTGGTAAAAAATTAGAAAATAACTCTATTGTAAGCATAAGATACATCGTTACAGATGGTGAAAATGGTAATGGTGCTTCTATATTTGATTTTCAGGGTGTATTTACTGATAGAGATCCAGGTGATGTGAATGCACAAACAGTAATTCCAACTGATGGAGTCACTGTAAACGTTGTGAATGGTGCTTCCAACGGTGCTGAGATGGAAGATGTCTCTTCTATTAAGTATTTTGCACCTAGATTATATTCTTCACAATACAGAGCAGTTACACCAAGGGATTATGAGGCAATAATTCAATCAATTTATCCAAAAACTGAATCTGTTGCTGTTGTTGGAGGTGAAGAACTCACTCCACCTAAATTTGGGCAAGTTCAGATCAGTATTAAACCAAAAAATGGTACATTTGTCTCTGATTTTGATAAACAGCAGATAAAAAACAAGTTAAAGAGCTATGCTATTGCTGGAATTAACTCAGAAATCGTAGATTTGAAGGTTTTATACGTTGAAATTGATTCAACCATCTATTATAACACATCTCAGGTCTCAAATAGCGAACATTTGAAGACAAAAATTTCAGATTCTCTTACAGAGTATGCAAATACTGTTGATATTAACAAATTTGGTGGTAGATTCAAATATAGTAAGATTTTGCAGTTGATTGACCGTGTTGACAACGCAATTACTTCAAATATTACTAAAGTTAAGATCAGAAGAGATCTAAAAGTCTTAATTGATACATTTGCACAGTATGAATTGTGCTTTGGTAATAAATTTCACATTAATCCTGAAGGATTTAACATTAAAAGCACTGGATTTACTGTTTCTGGTTTAAATGATATTGTATATTTGACTGACATACCAAATAAAAAGGAAGATGGAACTTTAGATGGTAGTGGAAAGGGTATTTTAAGTGTGATTGCGAAAAATCAAAAGGATGAATTGAGAGTTATTGCAAAATCTGCAGGAACAGTTGATTATATGAAAGGTGAGGTTATTTTAAATACATTAAATATAACATCAACATCATCACCAAACAATTTGATAGAAGTACAAGCTTTTCCAGATTCTAATGATATTATTGGGTTAAAAGACCTATATCTTACATTTGACGTTTCTAATAGTGCCATAAATATGGTTAAAGATGTAATTGCTTCTGGAGAAGATGTTTCAGGCGTTGTATTCTCAAGAGATTATTACACATCAAGTTACTCTAACGGAAACCTAGAAAGAAAATAAATGAGCATAGGTATTGATAAAAGAATTCAAGTAAATACAATCTTAGAGAGTCAGTTACCTGAATTCCTAAGATCGGATTTTCCACTTGCTGCTGATTTTCTAAAGCAATATTACATATCACAAGAATTTCAAGGTGGTGTTACTGATTTAATTGATAATTTAGATCAGTATCTTAAGGTAGATAATTTAGTTCCAGAAGTTGTATTTGGATCTACTGTAACGGAATCTGCTCTTGATATAACATCAGATACACTTACAGTTGCATCAACTAAAGGATTTCCTGATACTTATGGTCTTTTAAAGATTGGTAATGAGATATTAACATATACATCAAAAACATCTACGACATTTATAGGTCTTATTCGTGGATTTAGTGGAATAACTGGATATGATGTCGGAATATCAACA